GTGTTTGCGACTTGTCCGGTCGCAGTTGGAGTCGATTGATTTGGGACTTGCTGCTGTTGCGGTTGTGCCATATGGCTGACAAGCTGCATGACCTCATTTACAGCATCTTGAGTTGAAATATCTCGTCCCTGATGTGCATAGAATTGACCACGCTTGATAACCTCGTTGCGGAAAGCATACTGACCAAATTTGGCGTCGAATGCCTCTTTGATCGGTGATACGTCAGGTTTTTCAAGGGTCCAGTCCAATTCTCGCTCCCGGTAATTGGATAACTCCTGTTGATATAGTGTTGCCTGCTGCGACTGTTGAAATTGTTGACTCAGCGCAGATACAGCCTGTTGTGATGTTGAATCCAGCGTTGCGCGTTGCTCAGGTGCCATCTGAGCGTACTGGACTGCCCATTGCATCACATTCTGTTTCGGAATACCCGCAACCTGAAAAAAACCGTCCAAGTTGCCGTTTTGCAGAAAATGGCTCATGACCTGAACCTGCTGCACAACGGGAGTGTACTTTTCCTGTATCTCCCTCTCTTTTGACTCGATGATACGCTCTCGTTCGGAGATTGTGTCTCTCAGACGCTGCCTGTCTGCTTTGACATGCTCGATACCGTGAGCTTTTTCGTAGAGTTCCCTTACTCTTTTCTCAGTCTCGGCATCTTTGATGACAGGCTTGATCCAATCATCGAAATCCATTTCCTTGTTCCGAACGACGAACTTTGTGTTCGGCGAATACTCTGCAGGCTTTCCATCTCCTGCATCTTCGTCTGTCTCGCTGTCACCTTCCGGCTCTGTCTCAGCCTCTGGTGCGGTTTCTGGTGTCTCTGTTGCCGTCTCGGCAGATTCTGTTGACACTTCTGTGCTTTCGGCGTTTTCTGCGCCCATCTTGATAACCATACCTTCTCCGTTGCCCTACATGGGCATCTGCGGTGGCTGTACCGGCTGCGCAAGACTACCTTGCGGCTGCGGCTGCATCATTGCGCCACCTTGTGCAAGCATCATTTGACCGATCTCTGCCATCTGTCGGCTGTTGAGGGATTCAAGCCTTTCAAGGCTGTTACCCTGAGCCGAAAGCGTCTGAATGAGCCATTCAATCGCCCTCTGTGGCAGTTTTACCCTTTTCGCGGGTTTTGACGGGTCTTCGGGGTCGCTCACATACGTATCAACAGTTACAAGTGGTCCATCAGCAGGTATGTACTCGTTCTTGAGTGCCATAGCCTTCTGTTCCAACATTGCTTCCATCTGTTGATATTGCTCAACGACCGCACCATAAACTTGCTGCACCATCGGATCTAGGTATTTAAAATCTGGTCGCCGCATACGGGCATCCAGCTTTTTAATCATGAATTTTGGATCGTCTGACTGAGAGATTTGTGGCTGTTCGCCACGCTCGATTGCCAGCATCAGGTTTTTCGCGTTGTCGTGATCCATCGTGAAATCGCCAAAGGCTTCCTTGAAGTTGCCAAAGGGCATTTCCTTGATGATCTTGCCGATGTCGTCTCTCGATAGGGATTGGCCTACATACTGGAGTAGATGCTGAAATTGCATCTGCTTGCCAAGTCTTTCCTCAAGAGTCGAGTCAGATGCTTGAACGCAGATTTTGTATCTGAGAGGGTCGGCATCCCGGAATTCCTGGATATTGGCCATCTCGTTGCTGCCTATGGCCTGCGCAAGCTCCTGATCAGGCATGTACTGTTGAGCCAGTTGCAGGTAGATCTCGCAAATGTCGATCAGGAACTGTTCAAATTTCTCTGCGTACTGGGAGAACTTTCTGTGATGCTGCGCGGCACGATACAGAAGGGCCATTGGATCAAGTTGCTGGTTTTTTTCCATGTTGATTTCATCCAGCATCATGACTTGATCGAGTTCAGCAATTTGTCCTTGGATATATGGAAGGTATTGTGAGCCGTCTCGGCCTTGAAGGATTGTTGGCTCTCGGCCTTGGTAGGTCAGACCTCTAACGCCGGGGAGAAGACCGCCCTGTTCCAGCTTCGTTCCCTTCTGGTACAGGATCTTGTCTGATCCGAGAGTCACCTGATGAAGCGCAACCTCTGAACTCGCTCTATTGATCTCAGCCACATAAGGCCGAGCAACCTTGATGATGCTCTTGCCGCGAGGATTCGTTGCGAATTCATCAAAACCAGACCACGCGATCGGCCAAATGCCATAAGGAAGCTCTCCCTGTTCCAAAATCACGTTTGTCGTTGCAATGTAGAAGTAGCCTTTGGGGTATTGATGGCAAGGACGGAAATAATACTCCCGAATAGCCGTCTGACCGGCTGTTTTGCTGTATTGACCCTTGATGCCGTCAAAAACAACGTATTCCTCGTCCTGCGTCTCGGTTATCTTCGCAACAATGTCAGGATCGTGCGAATAATCGGCTTTGAGCTTCTTGGTGGATACCATTTTGGTTACACAAAGCCATTCGGCCTCTCTCATGTCCTTCGCTGCGCCGTCTCGACGTAAATTGGCCGCGAAAATGCGATCAAATATGAAATCACCGCTGAAAACCGGCTCGTCTTCGTTTGCAACAGGCTGACCCATCTCGTCAAACACTGGAAAGCCGTCTTCGTCCACTTCTTGAGCGTATCCGATAAAATCTCCCGCATTTGGATCGAATCTGACGATGACACATACCTCTCCGACACCGCAAAAGTCCCATGCCCACTTTCTGATCTTCTCTTTCAGGCGATGCTTGGCTTTTGCGTAGCTCCAGACCTTGTCGTTGAGTTCTGCATCCTTTTGATCCTGCAAATTCAACTCGTCCTGCGGTGTAATTGCCACACCAGGAGCATATGAGAGGATTGACGTTGTGTAATGACGAATGATTCTATGGATATGGTTTTTTACAAGCCGCAACTTGATTGATGTGCTGCGCTTGGCTGGATCTCGATGCTTTTCGGTGTCTTGCTTCTTGTAATGGTCGCCTGACATCAGCAAGACGTTTGATCGGAACTCGCTAAAAACTGAACTGTCTGATGTTTCGGAATCGTCGTAGTATTTATTGAGTTCGCTTACCGAAAGTGTTTTCAACTGTGCCGTCCTTGATCGCAAGATCAATAGCATCCATCTCAAAACCTTCAGGATCGTCGATCAACTTCTGCGCATCTTCGTATTGCGCGAGGATTTCTTTTTGATCGTCTGAAATTTCGTTTAGATTGATGCCTGTGATTTGATTCGACCCCATTTCGGCGGGTATCTGACTTCGGCTGTCGGCGGGTTCTGGCGTGACCCCGAAAGTGAACTCAAGATTTGCTGTCTTGAAATTCTTTACTCCACTTTTGCCACACGTTTCTATTATGGCACAAATATCCTGTGCCGAAAATCTGTGCAAGTCTTTCTTTGACTCGGCACGACTGCGCGTGGACTTTAGCTTTTTTTCAGATGGTTCCATACTGTTCATTCCAATAGGATACTATATCCTCAAGTTCGTCTGTTTTATGTTCATCCCAACCGCGAAGTCGCCGCTGGTCTACCTCACTAAGTTCTTTTGGCTTTTCTGTCTCGACCTTGTTGTTTAGAACGCGACCTGAAGACGTTTCCAGCTTCTGCTCGAGATACACCCAGTCCCAAGGAATTGCCATCAAACAAAATCTGATCGCATCGCAAAAATCGTCAGAGGCATTCTGTTTTGTCGTATTCATCATGAGCGTCATTGCCTCTTGACCGAACTTGTTTAGTTCCTCATCGTCAAAAACAAAGAGCATATCAGCAGAAAACAGACTGTTCATGACATCTCTACCCATGTCTTGGCTCTTGTCGGCCTTTGAGAAAGCCTCGCCTTGCCTCTCGGCAATAATTGAGAAGTCCTTGGCCTGCCAGTCGTACACCTGTTGCGTTACGTCCATTTTGCCGCGAAGTCGCCTATACCTATTAAGTACATCACCGGCTGTTGTCTGTTCGTTGTCGAATCTTGCACCCTTGAAAACGTATCCCAGACGGTAATCCGGCCTGACAGCAACAAATGCAATGGCTGCAGGGTGAGAAACACCGCCACCAGTGCCAATATCCACTCCAGAATAGATTTCCCAGTCTTCAGGTATGTCTTTGGGCTTGATAATGTGCCGCAGAGGGTCATATGCCCAATACCGTCGTCCTGCAGAGGTCGCAAACTTGCCAAAAATACGTCGGTCACGCTCTGCCTTGTTCGTTATCTCCGATTCTTCGATTTTGATCTGCTTTTCGGTATATAAACCCGGCGATCCATCGTCAAAAACAAGACAATCGTACTTGCTGATCTGCCTTTTGAACGCATCTGGAAAAAGCTCCTGCTGACCACGACCCTCAATGGCTCTAAGCCACATTAATTGGTTTCTGGTCGCTGTAAAGACCGCCGAAAAGTAGCCTTTTACACCTGCAAAGCGTTGGCGCAGTTCAGGCCAGAGGATTTCCGGCAGTTCCTCGTCGCAAGCAACATAATGGATTGTTCCAGCCTGGAGATGGTGGACATTTTGAGCGTAAGTCTTGAATTCGGCCCTTAAACCATTGTTCCACTCAATTGCGCGGATCTCGGTTTTCTTCTGATTGGCTGCAAGTTTCCAACCGTAGTCTCGGGAGTTCTTTAAATCACCTCTCGGAAGAAATGGCTCGATCTTGGTCCGAAATTCCATCGAAACAATGTCTTTTGTCGGATATAGATACCAAAACGTCTTCGGAATCGTGTCCCAGAGCTTTTCCCACAAAGCGCGGTTTGTAGACCACTCGATGAACCTCCATATCTGGACCTGACTCTTTCCAAGCTGGTTTGCAGCACATAACAGACATATCGTCTGCATTGCCTTGTAAAAAGACCTCTGCCATTCGTACCATTTGTGACCAAACTTGTGAGGCAAACACTCTTGGTATTTCTTCTTGATCCTAGCTAATCGACGTTCTTCGTCGCTGATTGCTAGAAGATCGGTCTTTGTGATGCGAGATGAAGTTCCATTTTCCATTCTTGGTCAAACCTTCCGGTAGTTTTTCAGCAAGACGCTTTGCTGTCTCGCGTAACGCTTCCATGACGTTTAATTGATTCAGATTGATCTCAGGTGCCAATGGCTCTCTTGCAGCCTCGATACCGTCAATGTAAGCAATCATGTACCTCATGCCGTCGTCTTCAATGACCTTTGTGCTTATGACAGGCTTATCTTCTCCAATAATCTCAACCATCGTCCTCGTCCTCTCCAATGTCGATATATTCTTCTTCCGGTGCGGTTTCGTCGTCAGCATCAATGTAATTGACGTCTGGTAGAAACTCTTTTGCAACCTCTTTGATCGCCTTGATCTTTCTAAGTTTCTCATCAATGTCGTCAATGCTCTCAAAACTCATGCCGATCTGCTTACGATCTCCATCACCAATATTCACGTTCAAACTTGCCTGACGCTGGACAACACCGCCATAAAGACGGTTCTGCATCATCTCTGCAATAGCCCTGAACTCCCGTATAAGGCCGACATTGATCTTCTCTTTTCTGTACCACTTGTCTTCTTCAGAGCCGTCGTTTTTGACAGACTTTCTCTTTCTCCACTCAAATTCTACCGGATCAAGCTGCAAGGTTTCTTCCATCTTGCGCATGGCCATCTCTAAAAGATACTTGTGAGCAAAAAACTCGCTTGGCTCTGGAGTAATCAACCATGCCAGGAATTCAGGCTCTCTGATCATCTTCATGAACTTCTGCCTTGGACAAAGATCATGTACCACGTTC